CCGGCCTGGACGATTGGCGCGCTACGCTGAAGGCCCTGCTGGAAGATCCGCACCTGGACGTGATGGTGGGCCAATCGATCTTCTGGCCGGTCACCTGCGAAGAGGACGTGGCCGAGCTGCTGGCGGCCATCGAGGACGCAGAGCCGCCGCCGGCGGCCGAGCGCCGCGACACGCTCACCATCCTAGCCGAGGCCGCGCAGCAGGACGCCGCGCGGGCAGAGCCCCAAAATCCTCCCGGCGCCGAACCTGAAGGCGCCGAGCCGGCGGCGGGCGCCATGCCCGCCGCCACCACTGATACCACCGCGGCCGCCCCGACCGGCGCCGCGCCCGCTGCAGAGGGCGCGGATACCGGCCAGGCCGCTCCGGCACCGGCGGCAGGCGAAGCATCGGGAACGCCTGCCGCCAACCCTGATCCGCCGGAAGCGCGGCCGCCACGCCGCGCCCGCCCGGCCAAATCCTGACCCCAAGACCTCGGGGCGGTCCTTCCCGGATCGCCCCACCTTTTCCAGGCCCCTAGATGCCCCTGAAGCAGCCCTCTGAAACCGCCGATCTGTCGCTGGGCTTTGGCCTGGCGCTGGCGTCGATCGATGCCGTGGTGATCACCGCCCGCGGGCTGGTGGCCGGCAGCGCGCTGCCCACCGTGGTTTCCCAGGCGATCGAGGGCGCCGCCGTGAAGCTGCGGCTGGCCGGCGGCACCGATGGCGAGCGTTATCTGATCACCGCCCGCGCTGTCACCACCGGTGGGCAGACGCTGGAGCGCGAGGCCGATCTGGCCGTGGTGGATTTCGGCTTTGCCGTGCCCGCCGGTGCCGGCGCCTTCCTGTCCCCGCAGCAGCTGGTGGACCGGATCGGCCTGGATACCGCCACAAGGCTGACAGACGATATCGGCAGCGGCCGGATCGGCGCCGCCCGCCTGGCCAGCGCCATCGCCGATGCCGAGGCCGAGGTTTCCGGCTACATCGCCGGCCGTTTCCAGCTGCCACTGGCCCAGCCCTGGCCGCTGCTGACCAGCATCGCCGCCGCCATCGCCGTGGAGCGGCTGTGGCAGGCGCGCGGCGAAACCAGCGACGCCGTGGCCCTGGCCGCCAAGCAGGCGCGCGCCCAGCTGGCCGATATCGCCGCCGGCCGGCTCACCGCGCCCACCGGCGCTGCCGCGCCCGCCACCGATGCCAGCCCGGCGCCGGTGCTGTTTGATCCGGGCGCCGGCCGGCGCTTCACCCGCGCGGGGCTGGACGCGCTGTGATCAGCTTCACCTACAACAATCGCCTTTCGGCCCGGCTCGAGCGCGCGGCCGCGGCGTGCCTGGATTTCACCCCGGCCACCCGCGCGATCGCCGATCACTTGCGCGGCAGCACCGTGGACCGGTTTGAAGACCAGCGCGGCCCCGATGGCCGGGCCTGGCAGCAGAGCCAGCGCGCCCGCGAAGATGGCGGCCTGACGCTGGTGGCCGGCGAACATCTGCGCAATTCAATCACGGCCGATCACGACGAACGCCGCGCCCTGGCCGGCACCAATCTGATCTATGCCGCCATCCACCAATTCGGCGGCCGGATCACCGCCCGGCCCGGCGGCGCGCTGCGCACCCCGGCCGGCCCGCGCGCGGCCGTTTCGATGCCGGCGCGGCCGTTCCTGGGCTTCTCGGCCGAGAACCGCGAGGAGATCGAGTTCCTGCTCAGCGACCACATCGATCGCGCCTTTGGGAGCGACTTCTGATGCTGGAAGGGCTGATGATCGCGCGCCTGGTGGAGGGCAATCTGGGCTTTCGCGCCGTGGAAGGCGTGGAAACCATCGCGCAGCTGGCCAGCGTGCCGGTGGCGCGGCCGGCCGCCTTCGTGCTGCCGGCGCTGGAGGATTATCGCGCCGCCCACGAAGGCGCCGGCCTGATCGATATCGAAGTGACCGCCGCGCTGGACGTGGTGGTGATGGTGGACGGCGCCGCCACCCGGGGCCAGCGCGCCGGCGAGCTGGAGCAGCTGCGCCGCGCCGTGGTGGAGCAGATCTTTGGCTGGACGCCCGATCCCAGCGTCTACCGACCGTTCATCCCCACCTCCGGCCGCCTGCTGGGCATCGAAAGCGGCCGCGCCAGCCACATCACCCGTTTTCGCACCCTGTATCGCCTGCGCCGCCAGGGCCTTTGAGGAGCACCCGATGACGAAAGCCAAAGCCGCCCAATCAACCGAGGCGCCCACCGAGGCGCAGGACGAGGCGCCGAAGCCGCCCGCCTGGTTTGACCAGGACATCCACCGGATCACCGCCGCCGGCATCGTGCTGGCCGCCACCGGCGACGTGCTGGGCGAGGACGGCCGGCCGGTAAACCGCCACGCGGCGCAGCAGGCTGAACAGCCGCCTGCCCCCCAAGAAACCGCTGCCGCCACCATCCAGCAGGAGGATTGATCGATGCCCGGCGCCCTGAATGTCTTCACGGCCAAGGTGGAGGTGCCGCCCGGCACCTGGACGGCCCCGGCCAACGCCACCGATGGCTTCACCGTCAAGAACCTGCGCATCCGCCCGTTCAATTCCACGCCGATCCGGCGCGAGGTGGACCTGCCGTTTGCCGGCGCGCGGCCGTCGGCGCCTTCGGCCGTGCACCGCGGCATCACCTTTGATTTCGAGCTGAGCGGCAGCGGCACGCCGACCGTGCCGGTGGCCTGGGCGACGATCCTGCGCGCCGCGATGTTTGGCGCGCCGGTGCCGGCCGCCGGCCAGGTGGCCTATCCGCTCACCAGCAGCGGCGATGGCGACAGCCTTTCGGCGATCCCGGTGAAGGGGCCGTTTGCCCACGAAACCCGGATGCTGCGCGGCACGCTCACCTTCACCTTCACCGAAAAGCAGCTGCCGAACGCCAGCTTCGATGGCCTGGGCCTGCTGCGCCAGGCCGGCGTGATCCAGACGCCGGCGAACCTCACCGGCCTGGTGCTGCCGGCCTACCCGGCGCCGGTGGAAGTGAACCTGGAAAACACGCTGATCCGCCTGGATGGCTTCACGCTGGGCGTGCGCGAGGCGGTGATCGAGATGGGCATGAAGACCCAGCTGTTCAGCACCACCGGCGAGCGCAGCATCGTGTTCGGGAAGGACCAGGACGGCGATCGCCGCGCCGTCCGATTCCGCGTGGTGTTCGAGCTGCCGGATCTGGCGGCCAAGAACTACGCCACCGCGATCGGCGCCGGCACGCTGCTGAGCTTCACCATCGTCCACGGCACCGTGGCCGGGAACATCATCGAGCTGGGCACCGTGACGGGCACCCCTTCGGCCCTGATCGAGAATTTCGAGATCGACGAGCAGGACAACCGGACCTTCGCCACGATGTCGGGCGTGATGGTGCCTTCGGGCGCCGGCAACAACGAGCTGCAGCTGGTGACGAAATGAGCGCGCCCTACGTGATCAAGAAGAACGCCGCCGTCTGGTGGCCGGTGCGCTGGCTGGAGCCGGTGGACGGCGGCGGCGTGGTGGAACGCCAGATCGAAATGAAGTTCCGCCGGGTGGGCATCGCCGAATTCCAGGCGATCCGCGACGCGGCCGATTCGGAAGACAATCTGGCCTTCTTCCAGAAGGTGGCCATCGATTGGCGCGGCGTGGCCGACGAGGACGGCCCGCTCGCCTTCACGGCGGCCAACCTCGCCCGGATGGCCGATATCCAGGGCTGGCCGGAAGCGGTGGGCCTGGCCTTTGCCCGGTGCTTTTCCGCCCAGGCGGAGACGCGCGAGGGAAACTCCGCGGGCTCGCCCGCTGGTGGGCAGGCGGCGGCGGCGCCGGCGTCCACAGCAGCAGCGGACGGGCCAGCCTGATCGCCGAGCTGCGCGAAGCCGGCCTGGACGAGGCCGGCATCGCCGCCGCCCTGGCCAATCTGCCGGCACCGAAAGCGGCCGATCCGGCGGAGCTGGACGAGGCCGACGAAGGCCGCGCCGCCGCGCTGTTCCTGGCGCTGGATACGCAGTGGCACTGGGCCGCCGCCGGCATGATCAGCGGCTTTGGAGGAGGGATCGTGAGCCACCGCACCGGCATCCGCTACGAAGCCATCCCGGTGGTGGCCGGCGCGCTGGGCATCGTGCCGGATGCCGCCGTGCTGGCCGATCTACGCGTGATGGAAGGCGAGGCGCTGAAAGTGATGGCGGAGCAGCGCGCCCGTGACTGATCTGCGCATCCAGGCCGAAGTATCGGTAGAGGCGCGCCGCGCCGGCGAAGAGCTGCGCCGTGCCGCCGGCCAGGTGGAAGGGCTGGCCGGTGCGCTGGACGGCGTGCGCACCGAGGCGACCTCGGCCGCGGCCGCCGTGGCCCAGCTGGCCCAGCAGCAGGCCAACGCGGCGCGCGCGGCCGAAAGCGGCGGCGACAGCGTGGCCGCGCCGCTCGAGGAGGTGGCCAGCGCCGCCGGCGGCGCGGTGGAAGCCCTGAAGGCGGTGGACAAGAGCCAGGAGAAGGCAAAGTTCTCCGCCGCCAACCTTGGCCAGCAGATCGGCGACGTGGCCTCCGGCCTGGCCAGCGGCGTGCCGCCGGCGCAGATCTTCGCGCAGCAGGCGGGGCAGCTGGCCTTCGCGCTTTCCGGCATGGCCGGTGTGCTCGGCCGGATCGGCACCTTCCTTTCCGGCCCCTGGGGCGCGGCGATCCTGGGCGGCACCGTGATCCTGGCCAGCCTGACGCGCGGCCACAAGGACGCCGACGCGGCCGCCGAGGCGCAGGCCAAGGCCGAGGCCGACCTGAAGAAGGCGATCGAGGAGCTGGACCGCTCCACCGACCTGTCGCTGAAATCCCAGCGCGAATCGATCCGCCTTGGCATCGAGCAGGCGCAAACGAAGATTGCGCAGGCCCGTGCCACGCGTGAGGCGACAAAGGCCAACCTGGAGGCCGCCATCGCCGAGCGGCAGGCCACGCAGATCCGCGCCGGTGCTGCCGGCCCGCGCGGCGAAGTGGCTTCACTGGGCCTGCCCCAGCGCGACGGCGTGATCGAGGGCCTGCGGCAGAAACTTGCCCAGACCAATGCTGACATTGCCAACTCACAGGCGTTGCTGCGGCAGGTAGAGTTCAAGAGGTCTCTGGCCGATATCGAAACCGGCACCAACGCCGTGGCCGTGGCCACCCGCGCCTATGAGGAGGCGCAGGTCGATCTGCAGCGCGAGGTGAAGGCCGGCACGATCACCCAGGCCGAAGCCTTCCGCGAACTGAGCGCGCTGAAGCGGGTGATCGAAGAGGCCGAGGCCGCCGAGCGGAAGGGCACCGGCACCCGGAAGGGCGCCAGCGCCAGCCTGAAGGAAAACGCCGCAGATCTGCGCGCGGCCGAACGCGCCGCCCGCAAACTGGCCGAGGCGCTGGCGCCGATCTTTGACGAAGGGCGCAACCGCGCCGGCTTCGGCGCGGCCCTGCGCGGCGCCGTGGAGGATCTGGGCCAGAGCCGCGGCACGCCGTTTTTCGAGGCCGACCGGCCGGCCGACCGCCTGACGGAGATCACCCGCGGCCTGGAAGGCCAGATGATCGAAACCGCGCGCTCGGCCGGCGATGCCTTCAGCGATGCCGTTTTGAACCAGGCGGTGGCCATCGGGCAGGCCATTGGCGGCGGCGCCGGCAACGCCATCCGCACCACGGCGGGCATCCTGCAGGGCGCGCGCACCGGCAATTTCACTGGCTTGGGCGGCCAGCTCGGCGGCTTCCTCACCCTGGCCAGCGGCGTGCGCGGCCGCGAGGGCAGCCTCGGCGGCGGCTTCTCCAGCGGCTTTGGCAGATCGATTTTCGGCGCCGACGGCCAATCCGAGCTGGGCAAGGCGCTGCGCCCCCTGAAGCCGATGGCCGACGCGATCGGCCGTGCCTTTGGCGATGGCGGCAAGCAGCTGGGCAAGGCCGCCGGAGGCGCCGCCACTGGCAGCGCGATTTCCGGCCTGGCCAACGCCATCGGCATCAAGCTCAACGAAACCGGCGCGCAGGTGGGCGGCGCGGTGGGCCAGCTGATCGGCGGCCCGCTGGGCAGCCTGCTCGGCAGCGTGTTCGGCGGGATCATCGGCAATCTGTTTGCCAAATCCGGCAGCACCACGGTGCGCTCTTCCGGCGGGGAGATCAGCAAGAGCGGCAGCGGCAACGCCGGCGTCCAGCGCGCCACCAGCGGCCTGGGCAGCACCATCGAGACGGCGATCGAAACCATCGCCCAGCAGCTGGGCGCGCAGATCGGCGACTTCGAGGTTTCCATCGGCAAGCGCGGTTCCAGCTTCCGCGTCGATTCGCTGGGCCTCGGGCGCATCCGCGGCAGCGGCGTGACGGCCACCAAGGACGAGGCCGAGGCCCTGCAGCTGGCGATCGCCGATGCCATCCGCGACGGCGCCATCGTGACGAGCCCGCGCATCCGCGCCGCGCTCGACCGCTACGCCGACAACGTGAACAAGGCGCTTTCCGAGGCGCTGAAGGTGAAGCAGCTGGAAGACCTGCTCGCCAGCCGCGGCAACCCCTTCGCGGCGATGTTCCGCGACATGGAGTTCCAGATCCGCCAGCGGAACGACGTGGCCCGCCGCAACGGCTTTGATCTGGTGGAGATCGAGAAGCTGAACGCCGAGCAGCGCGCCGAGACCATCCAGAATGCCCTGGAGCGCACCACCGGCTCGATCAAATCGCTGCTGCTGGACCTGACGGTCGGCGCCGGCGCCACCGGCTCTGCCCGCCAGCGGATCGAGGCGCTGACCGCCGAGCGCGAGCGCGTGGCCGCCCTGGTGCGCGGCGGCGACGTGAACCAGATGGACAACCTGGCCAACATCGCTCGCCAGCTGGACGAGCTGCAGCGCGAGGCCTTTGGCAGCGCTGGTGGATTTGCTGCCGGCCGATCGGAAACCATTTCGCTGCTGAACAGCCTGGTGACCGATACCGAGGCGCGGATCAGGGCCGCGGCCGATGCCGCCCGCACTGAAAACCTGCGCAACGACGCCACCCTCCAATCGATGGACGCGACGCTGGAGGACAGCTTCAACGTCCAGCGGACGATTTCGGAAAACATCGCGCGGATCTCGGGCCTGCTGGCCATTCCGTTCGGCAACGCCCAGTTCCAGATCGCCCAGGAGTATGGCCGGTGAGCCGCACCCTGCTGATCGAGTGCGGCCCGCGCGCCATCGATGGCACCACGGTGCCGGTGCGGCTGTGCTGGAACGTGCCGGGCGCCGCCGCCTTCCTGGGCCAGCACTGGCACCCGACGGTGATCACGCCGCCGGCGCTGGAGCAGCGCACCGGCTTTGACGGGGAGCGCTTCGCCGATCTGCCGAGCCCGCAGGTGGGTGATCTGGAATTCGCGCTGCCCCAGCGCCTGCGCTTCGCCGCCGGGCTGGTGTGGCGCGACGCCCCGATCACCATCCGCCAGGCGCCGTGGCGGGCGGGCGGCGCCAACCCGGCCGACGGCGATTTCACCACCATTTGGCAGGGCCTGGCCGAGGATATCACCGCCGAGGCCGGCGCCGCCCGCGTGCGCCTGCTGGATGGCGGGCAGGCGCTGCGCACCGCCTTTGCCGCCCGCAAGTTCGGCAGCAGCGGGATCGCGCTGCTCGACGCGCCGGGCGCCGCCCAGGATCGCCCGGCCGGCCAGGTGGTGCCGCTGGCCTTTGGCCGCTGCTTCTCGGTGCCGGGGCTGCTGGTGGACCGGGTGAACAACATCTGGCTCTTCAGCGGCCGGCCGGCGACCGCGGTGACCGGATTTTACGACGGCGGCGCCGCCTTCATCCTGGGCGCGGCGCGGGCCAGCCTGGCCGCCCTGATCGCGAACGCGCCGGCGGACGGCCGGGTGGATTGGTGCCTCGATGCCGATGGCCTGCTGCTGGCGCGGCCGTGGGACGAGCCGACCTATCCCTTCACCTGCGACGCCGAATTCGGCAGCACGCTGGCCGGCGATATCGCGGCCGCGCTGGCCGCCGGGCGCCTGCCGATGGCGGCCGGCACCGTGGCCGCCTTCAACGCGGCGGTGCCGGCGCCGTGCGGGCTCTACGTGGCCGATGACGCCACGCCGGCGGCGCTGCTGGATCGGCTGCTGGCCGGGCTGGGCACCATCTGGCGGGTGAACAGCGCCGGCGCGGTGGAGCTGCGCCGCCTGGATTTCACCGCGCCCACGATCACCATCCCGGCCCACCGCCGCAGCGCGCCGCGCCGCCTGGCCATCGTGATGCCTACCGCCCGCCGGTCCATCGGCTACGCCCGCAACAACCGGGTGCACAGCGAAGGCGAGATCGCGCAGATCCTGCTGGCCGACGACATCACCTACGCCGATGGCACGCCGGTGCAGGATCTGCAGCCGGCTGAGCCGGGCGCCAATGCCACGGCTGCCAACGGTGCCAACCTGGTGCGCTTCAGCCGGTTCGAGCGCGATGCCGAGGGGTGGCAGCAGCGCAACAACCCGGCCGCACTGGCCGGCAGCGGCGATCAGTTCCTGACCGAAGCCGGGCGCCGGGTGTATCGGCGCCAATGGACAGCCACGGCCGCCGGGCAGGTGGCGTCCATCGGCACACAGTTCAACGCCGGTTATCCGGTGGTGGGCGGCCAGCGGATTTCGCTGCGCACGCTGGCGCAGGCCGCCGGCGCGGTGGCGTCGGTGACGATTTTTGCGCAGTTCCGCGATGCCAATCTGGCTGTGGTGGGCACGCCCGCGGTGATCACATCCACGGCGATGCCGCGCGCACTCACCGATGGCCCGATTGGCGGGTTCCTGACGGTGCCGGCCGGCGCGGCGCGCGTGGAGTTTTCCGTGAGCGTCACGTCATCCGCCGCGGGCAGCATGACGGCGGCCATTGCCGAACCGATGATCGCCTACGCAGCGCCCGATCAGACCACCCATCCCACATTCAATCCCGGCCCAAACGCCAGCGATGGCGCGGACGTTACCGGGCAGAATGATCCGCGCTTGGTGCTGCCGGCGCCGGTGGAAATCACCTTCCAGCACACGGGCGCGCTAGTGGTGGGCCAGCTGCCCCGCACCATCCAGGCCCGGCGCGAGCTGGGCACCACCGATGTGACGGGCAGCACCGCTTGGAGCATCACCGCCACCGGCTGCACCGCCACGATCCAGACCGCCGGCGACGCCAATCCCGGCCGGATCACGATCACCGCCGCCACCGGCACGGGCAAGATCGTGGTGACGGCGGTGCGCGACGGCATCACGCTCACCGGCGAGGTGGCGGTGATCCGGAAGGACTTGCCTCCGCCGGTCACCTCCGGCCCCAACGCCTCGGCGCTGGTCAACGCTGCGCTCACCACCAGCAGCTATGGACCGGTGCTGGCCGAGCTGTTCATCACATTGGGCGCGGCCGGCCAGGCGGTGCTTTCGGCGCCGCTGACGATCAGCGTCTCTTCCGGCACCGGCGAGCAGCTGGCGCGTGGCAAGTGGATGCGCGAAACCTCGCCGGGCACCTATGCCGATGTCGGCGCTGAGGCGATCAGTGCTCCCGGCGCGATCGGCGCGCCCGAGCCCGTGGAGGGCTCGCTTTCGGTTTCCGCCACCGTCACGGGCCTGACGCCTAGCAGCAACCAGCGCTTCCGCCTGTTCGGCCGGCGATCGAGCGGCAGCAACACGATGAACTTCTTTGGCACGGCCTCGGCATCAGGATCATGATCGCTCTGCGCCATACCGGCACCGGCGAGGTGCATTTTCTCGGCTCGGCTGAAGGCTACGGACCAGAATGGGAAACCCTGCCGCCGCCGCCGGCCGATGCCGATCTGGTGCCCTACAGCTTTGTGGGCGGCGCCTGGGTGGCCCGGCCGCAGCCGCGCTGGATCAGCAAGATCGATTACGTCCTGCTCTGGCCGCCGGCGGCGAACGCGGCCGTGGCGCTTTCGGCCGACCTCGAAATGCAGCGGGCCTGGAGCCTGTTCATCAGCTGGAACGGCCCGATCAACCTGAATGATCCGCTGGTGCTGGCCGGGATCGGCCGCGCCGAGCAGCTGGGCATCCTCACTACCGCCCAGGCCGATCGCATCCGCGCCGGCCTGCCGCCGGAGGCCGCCTGATGGCCGCCGCCACCACCGATCGCGCCGAGTATCTGAAGAGCCCGGAAAAGCAGGCCGTGGCCACCGATGCCGTGCTGCTGGCGCGCTGGGGCACGGCCGCTGGCGATACCGCGCAGTCCAGCCCGCTCGCCGAACAGGCCGCCGCCGATGCCGAGGCCGCCCGCCAGCTGGCGCTGATGGGCCAGGTGATGGCCGAGGATGAAATCACCATCGAAGGGGTGCTGCTCGATCTGGAAGGGCAGACGCTGGCGATCGATTACCGCGATCCCGATGGCCAGCCGCACTTTGGCGGCGCGGCCACCGTGACGATGCTGGTAGTCGCCTCCCGCGTCGATCTGGCGGCCGGCACCACCACCATCCGGGGGCTGATCCGCCTATGACGAACGGCTTTATCGCGCGGCTGCTGCCGGCCGCCTACAGTGCCGATGCCACCTTTGGCGCCGGCAGTGCGCTGGGCATCGATCCGGCCTTTCCGGCGCTGCAGCTGGCCGATCCGCAGCCGAAGGCCGTGCTCCGGACCGCCGCCGCGCCGGCCGGGCAGGCGATTTCGGCCGTGGTGGCCATCGATCTGGGCAGCGATCAGCCGATCGACGTGGTGGCCGCGATGTTCACCAATCTCACCAGCGCCGCCACCTGGGCGATCTGGGCCAGCACCGCGGCGCAGGGGCCGGCCGTGGAAACCGCGCCCCAGCAGCTGCTGGCGGCCAGCGCCTTTGGCGTGGCGCCCGCCGTGGCCGGCCGCCGCCACGCGCTGTGGACGGCGCCGGCGCCGATCACCCGCCGCTACGTGCGGATCAGGCTGAACGATACCGCCGCCAACGCCGACCGCTTCGTCCAGCTGGGCCTCGCGCTCGCTGGTCGGCGGCTGGCGCTGGGCCAGGGCGCCTACAGCAATTTCGAGCTGGGCAGCGGCCGGCTGATCCAGGACCTTTCCACCATCCGCACCCTGCCGGGCGGCGAAACCTACGCCGAGCGCGGCGCCCGCGTGCCGGAATGGCGCGCCACCTGGAGCGGCGTGACCGAGGCCGAATATCGCGAGGCCTGGGCGCTGCTCTGCGCCGCCGGCGAGTCGGCGCCGGTGCTGGCCGTGGAAGACCCAGACGCCGCGCCCGGCCAGCCCGAGGCGATGCACTACGGGCTGATCAGCGGCCTGGAATTCACCGAACGCGTCCAGATCGACAAGCAGCGCCTCACGCTGCGGATCAGGGAGATGCTGTGATCTTCCCGCCCAAAATGGCGGGGGGCCGGGGCGCTGCTACGCCCCAAACCGCGGGCTGGCACCCGCACCTCGGCCGGCGCGCGCCGGCTTCAGTCCCCGCACCCGTGCACCGGGCGGGGCCATCTTGGCAGATCAGAAACCATGGAGTCTCCCGAATTCATCACCGTTTCGCCGGTGCGCCCACCGGCGCCCTACGTGGGCGGCAAGCGCAGCCTGGCCAAGCAGATCATCCAAAGGATCAACGCCGTGCCGCACGAGGCCTATGCTGAGCCGTTTGTCGGCATGGGCGGCGTGTTTTTCCGGCGCGACCGGCGGCCAGAGTGCGAGGTGATCAACGACCTCAGCGCCGATGTCGCCACGCTGTTTCGCATCCTCCAGAGGCACTATCAGTCATTCCTCGAGGAGCTGAAATGGCGCCTGTCGAGCCGTGCAGAGTTCGACCGGCTGATGCGGCAGGATCCCGACACGCTCACCGATCTCGAGCGGGCGGCCCGGTTCCTCTATCTGCAAAGGCTGGCCTTTGGCGGCAGCGTGTCTGGCCGCAGCTTTGCTATGGCCAAATCGCGGCCCGCGCGCTTCGATCTGACAAAGCTCGTCCCCATGCTGGAGGAGGTTCACGAGCGCCTGGCAGGCGTGACGATTGAACGGCTGCCCTACGCAGATTTCATCGCCAAGTATGACCGTGCTGGGATGCTGTTCTTCATCGATCCGCCCTATTGGGGCACCGAAGGCTATTATGGCGCCGGCATGTTCGATCCCGGCGATTTCGCCCGCCTGGCGGATCAGCTGGCCAAGCTGCGCGGCCGCTTCATCATGACGATCAACGACAGGGCCGAAACGCGCGAGATGTTCGCTCGATTCAACATAGCGCCAGCCTCGCTCTTCTACCGGCTCAGCGGCAAGCCCACCGCGGCCAGCGAACTGATCATCTCCAACTGAAAAAGGCGGGGCTGATGGGCCACTCAGCTGCCCCTCAGCCCCGCCTAATGACACCAAAAACTGTGGCCAATCCGACACGCCCCAGCTGGCGCTGATCAGAAAAGTTCTCTAACTGGTCTTGTCCGTGACTCTAAAACGTTTTGGCCCGCTTCACTGCGGGCGTCTCTCGCCCTCTCCCGCAAGGGGAGAGGGTTTCTCGCCACACCCCCTCGACACACCGCCCCTCGCGCGCCACTCTCCCCCTATGCGTGTTCTCACCCTCGCCCTGATCCTCGCTGCC